CGACCTGCCCCCCTCAGGCCGGGCGGTGACATTTTAACGGGCGGAAATTAGTTATATATAGTTGCCATTTTACCCTTGATAACTATATATAGTTGAATTACAATACCTCTATCGATAAACAACAGCACTCAGTAGTCCAGAAAAAAACGGGCCTGGCGGTTGACGAGAGACTGGAAATAAAAAAAGGCGAAACGGTGGATGAAACCACCGTCCGTTCGGAGCTGACCGCCCGACGCTGAATAAGCCTGGTCAAGGTCGCCGAGTGGCGACCGACTAACCCCGCGGCGAGTGCCGCAAGGAGAAAATCATGAACGAAACCACTACCACCGTCCGTATCCCTGACATCCTGACCGCCAACACTTACTTCTGGAGCCCGTCGAGCCACGCGAGCGGACGCCGCTCGAACGAGGATCGCCGCAACGGTGAGGTCGCAGCTTTCATCGCGGCCAACAAAGAAGCTCTGGACGCCGCTGGCATCGTGATCGATTTTGATTACAGCGAGTCCTGCCACAACGTCTATAAACGCTGCCAGATCACGCGCAACGGCAAGCGTTCCAACATCACAGCTGTCCGCAAGGCGCTGGGACTGTAAATCAAAATGCCCTGGCGGGCCAATAACCCGCCAGGGCCTACCTTATGGCAACCGATAAAAAACACGAGATGATCCTGGACAAAGCCGCGCGGCTGGCAATCCTGATGGAACTGGATAATCGGGGATTGCTGGACGGGATGTCGTACCAGGCCATCGCTGATGCTCTCAAAGGCCCGAACGAGGAGGCCGTCAATCGCTCGACAATTCTGCGCGACCTACGTGACCTGGATACGGTGCGGGCAAAGCTCGGGCGGTTTCAGGCCCGCGTCGAATATCTAAAACATAAATAATGGTCTGGCCGAGTGGGCGGCCAGATCAATCCTGTGGATGTCGATCTGCTGGTGGCACAGGGTAAGCGCTCCGAGTGGGGCGCAGGCAGGCGACGACTACCCCGCGGCATGTGCCGCAAGGAGAAACCATGAGCACCGTGAAGTTTATGTTTTACGTGAGCGACGCCTATGTCAAGGCCCGTTTTGTGGAAACGGGCGAGATGATCCAGAGCCAGCAGTCCGTCATGTTGGACATGGCCGAGGCCACGCCCGAACAGCGCCAGATCATCGTGAACCAGATTGGTACGGCCACCGCTCTGGAACTCAAGCGCTGGGACGTTGGATCGGACAAGCCTTACCTGACCAGGGCGGTCTTCGAAGGCATCCCCACTCTCAACGATATGGTTGCACACTGTCAGCGTATGGAGGCTGAGCGCATCCAGATATGGAGTGTTTACGATGCGCGCAAACTGGAGCACATCCGCAATGACATCGACGCTGCCACCTTGCGCCTGCGCGATTGCATCGAGCGGCATGTGATCGATGACCGTGGCGTCTCGCTCAACACCTACGAGGCTGATGATCGTAAGCGCCTGGCTGTCGATCTGACCGAGTACAACACCCTGCGCGCCGAGTATGATGTGATGGCTGATGAGCGCCGCGCCGAGATGGAGGCCGAGCATGCCGAGAACGAGCGCAAACGCGAAGCGGCCAAGGCTGCTAAAGAGGCTGAGAAAACAGCCTGGGTGCAGGCGCATGGCTCCGAGCATCTCCAGCGGGCCTGCGCAGCTGGACATGATTGCAGCCGCATGTACTGGCGCGAGCGCGCCGCCAGCGAGTACCCTGGCTATGTTGTGGACATCGAAAATGAGGCGGGCTGGAAATCCCGCTCCTGCCCGAGCATCGAGGCGCTGGACGAACGCGACGCGGTGCTGGCTGTCCACCCTGGCGTGGAGATTGAGATCGTGTGGCTGACCGCGGAACCCTCGGACCACAAACGCAGGCATGATGAGCAGGATGAGTTCGAGGCCTGCGAGGCGGTGGTCGTCAAATCCACTGGCCTGCCCGAATCACTCTATCCCTACGACCTGGTCAAGGTCATGTAATTCAATGGGGACGGTGGCGACACCGTCCCCTATCTTTTTTTGGAGGACGATATGCAACGCATGAGATTGTCTGAGCCTGTGCAAGTGCCAGAACCGTTTCGCAAAATTGTGACCGACTTTCTGCGGGAATATTGGCATGATGTGACCTGGGAAATGCGCAACCATTTCGGGATCGAGTTTGACTTGGGCGAAATGCCGCAGACGGATGATGACCTGCTCAGCCTGCTGGTGGCTGATTCAATCGCGGACATGGTCCGCGCGGCCAGTGGAGATACAATGCACCTGGACCAGGGCGAGGTGTATGAGGGCGTCCAGGGATTGGTGGAGCGTTTGTTTGGCATTCCTGGACAATCGTCCTACACGATCCCTGTTGAGTTCTGGCAGAGCGATTTTGGCAGCATTGTTTTGGCTGCCCTGGTTTGGTCCCAGGGCGATGAGCTGATTACGATCAGCGCAGCTGCGGAGATCAGCGGCAGATCTGTGGCGAGTATCTCCAACATGGCAAAGCGCGGATCGCTTAAACAATACATCGAGGTTAGTGAGCCTAACCCACAGCGCAGAATGCGCGTGTTGCGGAGCGAGATCGAAGCGTTGAAGAAGCCCCAGTGATGGGGCTTTTTTATTTAAGTCCCTATTGACAAACTCGAACAACTATTCTAGAATAATCGCAACAATTTATGCAGTCCTGGTGTAGACCGGGACAAACGAACGGAGATGAGCGCCCGTCCTTGCTTCGGCAGGGACGGGCGCTTTTTGTTTTGCCATGACACAACTACTCACCTGGTACAAAAGCGCTGACAAGAACACCCTGGCCTACTGGTCGGGGCTGGTGATTTTGTTCCTGGGAGTCGCGCTGGGCGTTTCTGTGGCAACGGCGCTCATGGTTCTCGGGGGCATCCTGGTCGTGATCAGCACGGCCAGCAGTTTTTACCTGACCTATCTGGCCATGCGCTCCGTCAAGCGAGGCAAATCGTAATGCTTCCCCACCAGCTCCTTCAGCAGCGCTTTCACCCGTCGAATGATCCGCCTGGCGATTTTCATTCCCTTCTGACCGGCGGCTGGGATACCCACAGCGGAGTCGCGATCACGCCTGATGTCGCCCTGACCAACATGGACGTCATGGCCTGTGTGCGGCTGATCTCGGATGTGGAAGCCATGCTTCCGCTGATTACCTACCGCCGTACCAAGAGCGGCAAGGATAAGGCGCGCGACCATTATCTCTATGAGATTTTGCACGATATGCCCAACCCTGAGATGACCGCGATGACCTATCGCCAGACGGTCACGGGCCACGTGGCGCTGCGTGGGAATGGCCTCTCGGAAATCGAGTTCGACGGCGCTGGCCGGGTGCGGGGATTATGGCCGCTCAACCCCGACAAAGTTCTTAAGTTGGAGAGACGCGGCCGGGGCCTGTATTACGTTTATAGCCTGCCGCAGTCTGTAGGCGGGCAGGCTGTGGGCATTCCTGCAGAACGCGTGCTGCACGTGCGCTGGATCTCCAAGACGGGCTACTGGGCCATGTCGCCGGTTCAGACGGCGCGCAACGCCATCGGTACCTCGATGGCGGCGCGGGAATATATTGCGCGTTTCTTCAGCAACGGCGCCGAGCCGGGAGTCGTGCTGAAGACTGAGGCTGAGCTCTCTGATAAGGCCTATGACCGCATCCAGGCCGACTGGGAAGCCCAGCATAAGGGGCTGGAGAAATCCCATCGGGTTGCCATCCTCGAGGAAGGGCTGTCCGTCGAAAAACTCGGCGTGGATAATAACGACGCCCAGCTCCTGCAGGTTTTGGGCTATGGCACGGCGGAGATTGCACGGCTATACGGCATGTCGCTGGACATGCTTGCGATGGACTCGGCCTCTGCCACCTATGCCAGCGTGGAGCAATTCGGCGAGCGCTTTGTCAAGTACACCATGCAGCCGTGGCTTACGCGATGGGAACAGGAAATATATCGCTCCCTGCTGACACCTGCCGAGCGCAAGGAATATTTTGCCGAGCACCTGGTGGACGCGCTGCTGCGCGCTTCGATAACCGAGCGCATGCAGGCGTACGTGAGCGGCATCCAGAACGCGATCTATACCCCCAACGATGTGCTCTCGAAGGAAAATATGAACACCTACGAGGGTGGAGACGTGCATGTCATCGGTCTGAACATGGACAGCATCGCGAACGTGGGAAAAACCGACCCGAATTCACAAGTGCGTATGCCAGGCGTAAATGGCGAGGCCCGCGCCGTGCCTGAACCGGCTGATGATCTCGAAGTGCGTTCGAGCCGCTCGGCTGCCTCGCGGCGCCGCATGATGCTGAGTCAGCGCAAGGTTTTCCACGATGTGACGGCGCGAATTGTGAAACGCGAAGCGCGTGACGTGCTCGAGGCGGCAAAGAAGGCATTCGGCCAGCGGGACGCGCAGACGTTCAACTTGTGGCTGGACTTGTACTACCAGAAGCATGAGGAGTTTGTGCGCCGGTCTTTTAGCGCCACGATGGCCGCCTACGCTGAGAACGTGGCAGATGTGGCGGGTGATGAGGTCAACGCAGACGCGGCACAGTTTGCCGACAGCCTGGAGCGCTTCGCGCGCTCTTACGTGGCCAGCTTCGCCTCGCGCTACGTGGGTATCAACCTGGCTAACATCCGCCAGCAAGCGCAGGAGGCGTTTGGGCAGGCAGATCCCGCCCAGGCGCTGGAGGCCTCGCTCGAAACCTACCATGCCAGCCGCGCAGATGAGGTCGCCAGGTGGGAGTCGAACCGCGAGAACAATGCGGCCGCCCGTCTGGTGTACGTGATGGCTGGTTTCTCGAAGTTGAAGTGGCGCGCGGGTGACAACTGCGCGTATTGCACGGGCCTGCACGACCAGGTGATCGGCATCGATGAGTATTTCCTGCGTGCTGGCAGTGAGTATCAACCCGAGGGGGCGGACGCTCCGTTCTCGGTGAAACATGACACAGGCCATCCTCCGCTTTGCAACGGGTGTGAGTGCCTGATCACGGCTGCAAAATGAGAGGACAACGTATGCCGAATCCTATCACCCTATCGGAAGCGCAGGTAACCCGCATCATGGAAGCGATCAAAGGGATTGGCGGAGAAGTCGCGAGTGTGAACATTCAACTCGCTGAAATGAAAGGCACGATTGCGGCCTTTGCCAATGGAATCGCCGAGGAACGCAAGGCCCGCGAGGCCCTGGGCCGCAAGGTTGACGGACATGACGATCTGCTGCGCGGCGATGGCAAAGAAAAAGGCCTTGTGGAAAAAATTGGCGATGCCCAAAAGGCGGCTGACACTGCCAGAGATGAGATCAAGGGGATGCGCAATGCCATCTGGGCGGTGGGCAGCCCGATTGCCGTTGCATTGGTTATCGATGTCCTTCTGCGTCTTTTTCCCATGTTGTATGGAAAGTAGGAGTCCTTATGCAAAAATATTTATTTCCTGAAACCGAAGGCATTCAGCGCCGCATGTTCGCGGTCGAGGGGATGCGCGTCGAAACGCGCGCCGAAAAGCCCCCGCAGATACTCGGCCACGCAGCCATGTTCAACAAGACAACCATGATCGGACGCTCGTTCTACGAGGTGATCATGCCTGGCGCATTCAGCAAAACCATCCAGGAAGCGGATGTGCGCTGTCTGTGGAACCACGATCTGAACTACGTGCTCGGCCGAACAAAAAGCGGCACCCTGCGGCTGAGCGAGGATGCGCAGGGCCTGTTGATCGAGGACGACGCGCCCACCACGCAACTGATCAGCGACCTGGTGCTGGAGCCCATCCGCCGCGGCGACGTGGATCAGATGTCGTTTGCCTTCGACGCCGTGCGTACCGAATGGGTCGACCAGGAAAACGATCTGCCCATTCGCAAATTGTTCGAGGTGAAGCTTTACGACGTTTCGCCCGTGACATTCCCCGCGTATCAGGAAACCGACGTGGCTGTGCGCAGCGCACTGGCTGAAGCGGGAATCGATTATCTGGTTCTGACACAGGCCATCGAGCGCTCGAAGCGCGGCGCCGTTACGGATGCCGACCGGGTGCTGGTGCGCTCTGTGATGGACAAACTCAATGAGCTGTTCCCCTCGACGCCGACCGAGAGTCACCTCGAGGACGATGACGGACAGCGGGCGAAGGATCGCTTGGCGCTGCTCCGTCGCCGCCTGGAATTGGCCGAAGTTGAAATTTAATCAAAGTGTTTGGAGGATCCAATGACCGTACGTGAACTGAAAATCAAGCGTGCCCAGCTCATCGCGCAGGCGCGCTCCGTCCTGGAAGAAGCCGATAAGGCCAAGCGCGCGATGAGTCCCGAAGACGATACCCGCTACAACGCGCTCATGGATGAGGCCGCCCGCCTGAAGGGCGACATCGACCGCCGTGAGCAGTTGGAAACGCTCGAGGCTGAGATGGCTCAGACCGATGGCGCTTCCCTGCGCAGCAACCCCGACGAGGGCAACCCCAATGGGCAGCGCGCCGCGCAGACCCTCGAAGGCATTCCGGCGCGATACAGCGATGTGCTGGCCAGCGTCAGTTTGCGCAGCCAGGAAGGCACCGAGATCGACGACCGCGCCCGCGCCCGCTTCGAAGCCCGCATGACCCCGCAATATGGCGGCGCCTGGCGTGGTTTCCTGCGCGGCATGCAGGTGCCCCAGATCGAGCGCCGCGACCTGCAGTCCAGCCTCGATCCCTCTGGCGGGTATCTGACCCCACCGGCCACTTTCGTGGCACGGCTGCTGATGGCCGTGGACAACATGCTGTTCTTCCGCCAGCCCGGCTGGGCGACGGTGTTCCCGGTGCTTGGCGGGGACAGCCTCGGCCAGGTATCGCTCGACGCGGATCCCGACGACGGCGAGTGGACAACGGAAATCTCCACGATCTCCCTCGACACCGCGATGTCCTTCGGGAAGCGTGAGCTCAAGACCAACCCTGTCCGCAAGGGCATCAAGGTTTCGCGCAAGCTGCTGCGCATGCGCCCGGATGTCGAGAACATGATCATCGAGCGTTTCCGCGTCAAGTTCGGCGTGACGCTCGAGAAGAGTTACATGACGGGTCACGGCTCAGGCCGCCCGCTCGGCGTGTTCACTCCCTCGGTGCACGGCATCAGCACGAACCGTGATGTCTCGACCGATAACACCAGCACCGCTGTCACCTTCGACGGCCTGACCAACGCCAAGTACTCGCTCAAACCGCAGTACTGGCCGACCGCCAAGTGGCTCTTCCACCGCGACGTGGTCAAGACCATCGCCAAGATCAAGAACAGCGTGAATGGCGACTACATCTGGCGCGAGTCGGTGCGCGCGGGTGAGCCCGACCGCCTGCTGAACCTGCCCATCCACATGAGCGAGTACGCTCCCAACACCATGACTGCCAGCCAGTACGTGGGTATCCTGGGCGACTTCTCGTTCTATCACATCGCCGATTCGCTGGAAATGGAATTCCAGCGCCTGGTCGAGCTTTATGCCGCGACTGGGCAGATCGGCTTCCACGCGGGTCTCGAAACGGACGCCATGCCCGTGCTCGAGGAGGCCTTTATCCGCGTCAAATTGGCTGCTGGCTAGGAGGTGCAACCATGAATGCTTCCAAAAACACGAAACTGATCAAGGTCAAGGCTGGCGCTGTCTCCGGTACCACCACGCTGACGACCGACACCATCGATACCCAGGGGTTCGAGGGTGTGATGATCTTCGGCTCGATCGCCACGGTCGACGCTGGCAACTTTGCCAAGGCGCGCCAGGGCGAAAACTCGGCCATGTCCGACGGCGCCGACCTGGAGAATACCAAGATCACGCCTGGCGATAACGGGGATTCGTTCCTGATCGATATCCTGCGCCCCGCGAAGCGCTACGTGGATGCGCAGATCGTGCGCGGCGTGGCCACCGTGACGGGAGACGTGTACGCCCTGTTGTATGGCAGCGTGCGCAAGGCCCCTGTTGCCCAGGGCGCGACCATCGACGCCGAAACGTTTGCCTCGCCTGCCGAGGGAACGGCGTAGAGACGCCTGCCTCTGACGATTTGGAGGGGGGCAGCAATGCCCCCCTGCCTGGAGAACTGAATTATGTGGATCGAAATGAAGACGTTGATGGCTGGCCCGAACGGCGTCCGCGAGGCTGGCAAGACCTACGAAGTACCCGACAAGGAAGCCAGGGTGTTGATCGCTGGCGGATATGCCGAGGAAGTGGCCGCTCCGCGCTCGAAGCCTGTTGTCGAGAAGGCCACGGGCAGCCGCGGCCGCGAGAAGGCTGCAAGCCGTAAGCCTGCCGAAGACCAGGCAGACGAATAACCATGTGAGTCGCCCTGCGCAGGTGGCCATCCTCCATCTGTGCAGGGTCTCAAGTTTCGAAGCGAGTAGCTGACCCATGAACCTGCGCCTAATTACTGCCCCCCTGGTTACTCCCGTTTCACTGGAAACGGCCAAGCTGTATTTGCGCGTGGATCACACAGCAGAGGATACGCTCATCACGTCGCTGATCAAGGCTGCCACGCAGAAGGGCGAGGAGTTGGCGCGGCGGGCGTTCATTACGCAGACGTGGGAGATGACGCTCGACGAGTGGCCATCTGGTTATTGTCTGCGTCTTTACCGCCCACCCTTACAAAGCGTGACGTCGGTCAAGTACCTGGACGGCGATAGCGTAGAGCATTCCTGGACAGACTACGCTGCAGATACCCGCAATGAGCCGGGCGTGATCATCTTCAACACCCTGCCGTCGAGCACTCTGCTCGAGTCAGGCGCCATCTCTGTGCGGTACGTGGCTGGATACGGTGATGCTGCTGCGAATGTGCCAGATAACATCCAGAACGCAATCCTGGCGTTGGTGGCGTATTGGTACGAGAACCGGCAAAGCCAAAACGTGCCTGTGGACATTCGAGGCGCGTTCATCGCCGAGCGTGTGGTGTGGTTCTAATGACAGATCAAATCGGAAAGTATCGTCACCGCATCACGATTAAGAACCCGCCCGGCGAAGCGAGCCGCGATACCTTTGGCGGCCGCAAGGGCACAGGCTCTACGGTGGCCACGGTTTGGGCTGAAAAGCAGGACTGGGGCGGCCAGGAAAACAATGAAGCAAACCGAGAGACGGCCAGCGTCACCACGAAGTTCAAGATCCGCTATCGCATCGATATCGTGCCTAAGATGCGAGTGGAGCATGGATCTGACGTGTACGACATACTCAACGCGTTGGATTTCGATGGATCCAAACGCGAACTAGTGCTGGAGTGCAGGAAGGTAGTCCAATGACCGAAAAGACCGTAAGAGTCAAGATGCTCAAGGCGCGGGTGTGGGACGGCAGTGTTTGGCCAGCCGAAACCACTGTCAGCGTACCTGAGTCGGTAGCCGCGGCGTGGATTGCCGAGCAGGCCGCTACCCTGGTTGAAAAAGAAAAGGGCAATGCCTAAGCCTCGCATCAAGGTCAAGGCTGCCAATCTTCGCGGAAAGCTCTCGATCTCTGCGGAGTCGTTCAAGCGCTTCGAGAAGGAGCTGAGGCGGCTCGAGATCATTGCGCGCGCCGAGGTTGTGCGACGCGCATTGCAGGCAGGCGGCGACGTGATCCACGATGCCGCTGAGGCCAGGGCGCCAGGTCCGCACATTGTGACGAAGATCGTCACTGGGGCCGAGTTGATGCAAGGCTGGAAATCCTCCGCGGCCGCGCAAGGCCTGAAGCCCGGTAGCCTGTACATCATCATCGGGCCTGACAAGGATCACTGGTATTACCGTTTCGCGGAATATGGCATCAAGGCTCATGGCGTGAAACGTCGCAAGCGCACACGCTACAGCCAATATCTAAAAGCGCAAGGTGTGAAAGCCTCGCAGGCCAAAAAGTACAAGATCGGGAAGCGCTCGGTGTCCATGACGCGGCCTGCAATGGTCTTCACGATTGACGGAAAGCTGATCTTTGCGAGAAAGGTCAAGGGATCAGCTGCCAGGCCGTTCCTACGGCCAGCCGTCGATACCCAGGGCGACACTGCCATGCAAAGAGTCGGTGATGTGCTTGCCGATGAAATCGTCAAAGCGGCAAGATCATGACCACATTGGTCGAAGGTTTGAAGGCCTACCTCGAAGCACAGGTGCCCGCGATTGGCGCGGCTTACCCCGTTGTAGTGCCACAGGATGCGGCTTACCCAGCTTGGTCGTACCAGGTGATCGACGATGGGCAGATGCTCTCGCACAGTGGCGGGACGAAATACGCCAAGGCGCGGGTGCAGATCGACATCATGGCGAAAGAAACCGCCAGCCTGAGCGGGTACGGAGCAGCCCAGGGACTGGCCAGCCAGGTGCGCGCCGCGCTGGATGGGTTCAAAGGCAGCATGAGCGGCGTGGCTGTGAAATATTGCAAGACAACACTATCAGACGATTGGGCAGATATCCATGACCTGCCTGTCGCAAGCGTGGACGTGATCGTCCACTACAAAATTCAGTAGGAGACATTATGGTTGCATCAGTTGAAGGCGGCTTCGGCCTGCAAGTAAAAATCACAGTTACCGCGACCCTGACGGCCATCGCCGAATTGCTCGAAGGAGAAATCCCGGAATTCGAGAAATTCGTAGCCGAGATGACCCCTCACGACGCCACAGGCGGCTATGCCAAATACGTGGCGACTGGCAAGCGCAAAATGAACGAGTTCAAGATCACGCTGGGATGGGATTCGGACGATACGACCCACGCAGCCATCATCGCCGCGTTCGACAGCGATTCGTCTGTCAATATGGCGGTCGTCTCGCCTGATGGGACGGACGAAAACATCGCCTTTGCAGCGCACATTACCAAGATCGGCCGCATTGCCGACCAGGAAGATGGCTATAAGTGCGATGTGACCATTATGCCGACCGGCGCGCCGACCATTACGTAGGAGCAGCATGGATCGCAAACTTACCCGCAAAGATCTGACCGCGGCCTGGACGTTCCAGGTCGAGACCGTGCCCGTTTCCGAGCTTGGGGAAGGCGCAGTGGTCTGCGTGCGCCAGTTCTCGGCCGCCGATCGCGGAAAATTGGAGGTGCTTGGCACCCGCTTCCGCGAGAAAAAGGCTTACGACGAGGTGCCCAAAGTGCGCTTGATGACGTGCGCCCTGGCCATGTGCAATGACGAGGGCGAGCGCCTCTTCCAGACCACGGACGCCGATCTGGACGAGATCGGAAAGATGCCAGCCGCGGTCGTTGACCGCATTTTCGAGGCGGCGGCCAGAATGAACGGCCTCGAAAAGAAGGCGACCGAGGAACAGGAAAAAAACTCCGTGAGCGCGCAGAGCTAAGATTTGCATTCCGCCTGGCTCTGGCGCTTGGATACGCCGACGTGGACGCCATGCTGGAGTCGATGTCGAGCGCGCAGTTTACGGCCTGGATGCAATATTACGGGATCGAGCCGTTCGGCCATTCCATGATGGACGTGCACTTTGCGACCATTGAGTCGATCCTGGCAAATGCCAATCGCGCGAAGGGCAAACCCGCAGTGCAGCCCAAGGACTTTTTATTGAGCAAGCCCAGCCTGCGCCAAAACGCCCATGACCTATATGCCCGCCTGAAGAGTTGGGCATTGAGGAGCAAAGAGTAATGGATATTGCCAAGCTGATCGCCACCCTGGGATTGGATAACACCGAGTTCCTCGAAGGGCTCGATGATTCCGTTTCCAAGGGCAAAACAGTCACTCAAAAACTGGCCGATGTCGGGCAGTCTGTTGTGATGGGCATCGGCAGGGGATTGCTCGCCGCGTCGGTTGTCGGAATTGGGCTGTTTGGCGCAGCCACGAACGAGGCTATCGCGGCTGAGGAGGTGCAGTCCCGACTCAATTCGACCCTGGCCAATACCAGCCAGATCACAGGCGTCACCGCAGACATGGTGGGTGACCTAGCCGATCAGTATTCAAGCATGACGCGCTACGAGGACGACGTGGTCGCCTCGGGCGGGGAAGTGCTGGCGCGCTTCAAGGAGATCAACAGCGGCGTCTTCCCTGACGCGCTCAAATTGTCGATGGACCTGGCCACGCGGCTGGGCGTCGACGTGCCCGATGCGGCAGAGCTGCTTGGTAAGGCCCTGGCCGATCCCGGCACGGGCTTGATGAAACTCAAGGCCGCTGGTGTCGTCTTCAACGACGAACAAGAAAAAATGATCAAGAAGATGGCTGAGGCGGGCGATGTAGCTGGCGCGCAGGCCGTGATCATGGACATTGTGACCGCCGCGGTGGGCGGGTCCGCCGAGGCGGCAGGAAATAATGCAGCGGGGATGTGGGACCGCCTGCGTAATAAATTCGGCAACGTGCTCGAAACGCTGGGAATGGGGGTGCTGCCTGCGTTGATGCAACTGGGCACCATCCTGATGGGGTATCTCAATCAGCCCGCCGTTGCTGTATTCGTCGACAAATTGGCAAAAGGCATTGCCGACTTTGCCATGCAGGTTGTGACCTGGATCCCTGTGGTCGTGCAGTGGCTGCTCAACTCGTTCGGCTGGCTGATGGACAATCAGGGCGTGATCGTGGGCGTGCTGGCAGGCCTGGGTGTGGCTGTGCTGGCGTTTGGGGTGTCTGTTGCAACGGCCGCGTGGGCTGCGATGGTGCCTATGCTGCCGGTGATCGTCATCATCGCGGCTGTTGGGGCTGCCGCCTATCTGCTCTATGAAGCCTGGACAAACAACTGGGGCGGGATCCGCGACTACCTGATGGGCGTGTGGGAGCGGCTCCAGCCCGTGTTCAACGTGCTGAAGGAGTGGTTGAGCGTAGCCATCCCTGTGGCGTTGGCCATCCTGAGGGCCTGGTGGGACAAGACCCTCGACAATCTCAAGATGGTATGGGGCTTCCTGACAGAGTACATTTTTCCAATTTTCAAGGCGCTGGGGGATGTGCTTGGGGCTGTGCTGGGAGTCGCATTCAAGGCGATCGCTGGCATCATTCAGAACGTGATTGTGCCAGCGTTTCAGAAGATGTGGCAGTGGATCGATACCTATATCATGCCGACCATCCGCAAGGTGGCCGACTGGCTGGATGAACATTTGCGACCGGCCTTCGAGGCCATCGGCAAGGAAATCAAAGGCGTGGTGGCCTGGCTGGAAGTGCTGGCGTACCGACTGGGGCGAATGGACCTGCCCGATTGGATGACGCCTGGCAGTCCGACGCCCTGGGAGATGGGCCTGCGCGGCGTGAACAGTGTTATGCAGCAACTGTCGAGATCGAGCCTGCCGACCTTCTCGGCGGCGCTACAGCTCCAGCCGCAGCCGATCTTTGCGACGGGCGCCGTCGACGTGCGGCCGCGGCCGGTCGCCTCGTCTGTTTCTGCGGAAACGGCCAGGGGCGGAATGGCGGCCAATGACCCCATGCAAGAGTCCATCTATCGGATGCTGCGCGACTTGCCTGCCACGATTCAGCGCGCCAACCGTGACGTGCTGGCCAAGGCATCGAGGAAATAATGCCGCTGACGGATCTGATTGTCGAGATGGATCTGGGGGACGTTCTCCTGGATTCTCAGGGACGCCAAATCCTGGACTCGCAGGGCCGCACGTGTCTGGATAGCGGATGGGTGGCGGTCACCGGCGACACGACCAGCGAGCCAATCCACATCCGTCGCGGCATGTTTAGCGCCGATGTAAAAGAGCGTGTTGCGGACACCGGGAGTATGAGCTTCAGCCTAAACAACGGCCCCTCCAATTCCGCGGGCTTGATTGGCTATTATTCCCTCGATCATGCCAATCATCGTCATGGCTTTGGCACAGGATCCCAGGTGCGCGTCAACATGAAGCGCACAACCAACTACTATAAATTTCAAGGTAAAGTAGCAAGTGTAAATATCGAATCCGGTCTTCTGTCCGCCAAACGATCATCCATAACCGTACTCGATTGGATGGATATTGCAGCGCGCACGCCACTGCCTAGGATGGCTGTGCAGCAGAACGTGCGAGACGACCAAGCTATACAAATCATCCTGGACAGTATTGGCGAGATCCCTGCGGAACTGTCCCTGGCCGTTGGCGGTCAGGTCTACCCGTATGCATTCAGCGACGTGCGGGACGGTGAGACAAAAATCATGGAGGTCTTGAACAGCCTGGCGCTTTCCGGACTGGGGCGCATCTTCTTGCGCGGCGGAGTGACGAGCGGCGAGGTGCTGGTCTACATGTCGATTTACGACCAACTGGATATGTCATCCCCTGTGGCGCAATTCGATAATTCAATGCTCAAGGCAGATGCAGAGAGAAAGGCCTTTCAGCGCATCAAGCGAGTTATTACCCGTGTTTACCCGATGCAGGTGGACGCGAATCTCGCGACGCTTTACACGCTATCCAATTCGATCCGAATCCCGCCCAATACATCCGTATCATTTACTGCAAGCTACACCGATCCCGCCAGCCCTGGCAGTTCCATCGCGGCAGTCGATGTTCAGACACCCGTCGTGGACAACGACTATAAATTTTCCTCTTCAGATGGTTCGGGAAACGATATGAACGGCGACCTGGTCATCGATCAGTTCGATCCTGGCAGCTCTGGAGCCCTGGTAACTTTTAGGAATCAAGGCACGCGGGATG